CTAGCAGTAAAAAAACTGATTGTTCTAATGCAATTACTAAAGGAAAAGCGTATATTAGTTCAAATAGTTAATTTTTTTAAAGGGGATAAATATGGTTAAAAAGGAAAAAGAAAATGATAAAGGCCCAGTAGTTTCTGTAGATGGTACAGAGATGTATGTTAGGGATCTTAATGAAAATCAAAGATATTTATATCATCAAATGGAAGATTTGAGCCGCAAACAATATACGGCACAAAGCGAACTAGACCAAATAAATGCTGCTTTAAGTGTTTTTAAAAATGCTTTTATAAATTCTACAAAAGAGCAGGCAGATGAAGTATTACAGGAGAGCGATAATGAAGTGGATGCGAAAGTTAGTTAATTTTGTTACAAATTCAGAAGATGTAGTTGTAAGAACTCGTGATGACAAAGGTAGATACGTTGGTGACGATAAATCTACTCCTGATGTAAATGAGGCCTACACAACTAAAAGAGTAAAGAAAAGTAAAAAGTAATGGCTGATGCACCAGATGCATTTGTCTATAATGCAACTCTTGAAAGAATAGTAGATGGTGATACCTTTGACTGTAGTTTAGATCTTGGTTTTGATGTCAAACTACATAAGCAAAGAGTACGTCTAGCAGGTATAGATACACCTGAATCCAGGACAAGAGATAAAGCTGAAAAAGTTTTAGGTTTAGCTGCTAAGGCTAGATTAAAAGAACTGTGTGATGGCAACATAAAAGTTAAGTCTTTAGGTAAAGGTAAATATGGCCGTATTTTAGGTATACCGTATACAGAAGATGGTAAAGATATTTGTCAGATGTTAATAGATGAAGGCCACGCAGTTCCTTATGATGGCGGTAAGAAAACTAAAGTTTGGGGCGATTACTAAACTGTGGAATCTGCTGTAACTGTTATTCAAGAAGTTGGTTTTCCTATTGCAGCAGCTTTAGGACTAGGTTGGTTCATCTATAAACTAATCATGCGTATTGTTGACGGTATGGAGACCAAACTTGATACTGTTGATGAAAAAGTAGAAGGTCAGATTGCTGCAATTGAAGAAAGATTAGGAACAAAACTTGATAGCCAACACGGTATTTTAGTTGCTCTTATTGACAGAGTGCGTAGTTTAGATAATGAGATTATTAGACAAGATACACTTATAAAAACTATACTAGGAGTACCGCAATTAATTGATAGCAACAAAATTGCTAAGGCAGATAGAGATGACCAAAGAAAAGATTAAATTACCACTACACTACAAAATAATTGTTATTTGGGCTGTAGTTTTATTTGTTGGTATTATCTGCGTAAATGTCCAAGCAGACACGATAACCTTTAAATTCAAATCACCTTCTTTCTCTGGCATCAATACAAGTTCGCATTATCTCACGATTGAGAATCAAGAGCACATGCGTAAGATGACTATCAAAGAAGAAATAAAAGCTCTGCAAGACGAATTAGAAAGAGATGCAGAAAACACTACACTAGCAAGATTTATAAGAAACTTAGAAAGCCGTATCTACGCACAAATATCAAGGCAAATAGTTGAAAATATGTTTGGGGAGACACAATCAACTGAAGGCAAGTTTGAACTTGAAGGTAATATAATATCTTACAAGATTGAAGACGGCATGATCATATTAACGATATTTAACACAAATGATGGCACAACGACTACTATTGAACTCCCTCTTGGTGATTTCTCTTTCTAGTTGCTCCATACTAGAAGTTGTAAAAGATACTAAGCCAGATAGATTCCAAAGCAAAGGGCTACATGAATACAATATTTATGAGCTCCAGTCATACGAGTTAGCAAATGTACAAGCACCTTTAGTAAAGCCTGTAGTTGCGGTTTATCCAACAGCTTTTACAGACCAAACGGGACAAAGAAAAAGTAACAGCGAGTTTGCTTTATTTTCATCAGCCATAACTCAGGCACCATACACCATTCTTATTCGTGCTTTGAAACATGCATCTAGCGGTAATTTTTTTCGTGTAGTAGAAAGAGTTGGTCTTGATAACCTAACAAAAGAAAGACAACTAATAAGATCTACTAGAGAACAACTGGGCGAAAATCAGGCTCTTGGGCCTTTGCTATTTGCAGGTGTGTTGCTAGAAGGTGCCGTTGTAAGCTATGATAGTAACTTAGTTACTGGTGGTTTAGGTGCTAGATACCTGGGATTAGGATCAAGCATGCAATATCGGGAGGATAGCGTAAGCGTCAGTCTTAGAATGGTATCAGTAGCTACTGGCGAGATATTAATAGAGGTTATGTCGCAAAAAACTATCTATAGTTATGGCCAATCGCAAGATGTTTTCAAATTTATAGAAATGGGAACAGAGTTGGTTGAAATAGAAACGGGAGCCACCCGCAACGAAAGCACAACCCTAGCTTTAATGAAAGCGATAGAGGGAGCAGTGCTAGAAATAATAAATATAGGAAATACACGAGGGTATTGGAAATATGAAGAAATTAATTAATATTGTATTGTTTATGTCTTTATCTTTGGTAGCAGATAATGAAATAAGCGTAACGCAGTCAGGTAATTCAGCAGCTATAGACTTAGAACAGCAAGGCGGATCTAATCTTATTGGTGGTACATCAGCAGAAACAGGTAGTATGACTGCTTTAGATCTAGATGGAGTGTCAATGATACTTGACATTAACCAAATAGGCTCATCAAACGTTTTTAGATCAGACGCTATAGATGGAGATAACTTTACAGGATTTTTTGAATTTACAGGCGACAGTAACGTTTTTGACATTCTTATGGATAGTACAGGTCTTATAGACTCTGATTATATTAATATGAATATAAACGTTACCGGATCAAGCAATACCTTTGATCTAGCAGTCGCAGAAGATGATGATGCGTCTTATTTAGATCTAGATTGGATTATTACCGGCGGCAGTAACGCTTTTGATTTTGATATAGATTACGCAAATGCGATAAACTATGTAGATGTTAATGGCAGTAGCAACACAATTAATTTTAGCGGTAGTGGTTATGCTGGTACTACTTCCTCTGATAGCGGATATTTTTATTTAGATTTAGATGGTAGTTCTAACACACTTGATATTACACAATCTTCAACGCTTGCAAGGGACTATATTAAGCTTATTACAAATACTTCTAATAGCAATATTTGTATTCAGCAAAACGACCAAGGTACTAGCACAGGATGTTGAAATAGGAGATATATCTGAGCTCTCAGGCTCTGCTAGTGTTGTCAGAGATCAACCTTATGACGCTACAGTAAATTTTGGCATACAAACAAATGATGAGGCTATAACTAATAATGGCCGTATGGCTATTAAATTTCTAGATGATAGCCAGGTAAAACTTACAGAACACTCACAACTCTTAATAAACGAATACGTTTTTGATCCTGATCCAGATAAATCAAAAATGGCTCTTACCTTTGCGTTAGGAACAACAAGATTTATAACTGGTAATCTCAACCGTATCAATAAACAAAACATATCCTTACAAACTCCAACTGCAAATATAGCTATACGTGGTACTGACTTTACTGCAACGGTTAATGAGTTAGGCGAATCTTTAATAATATTGTTGCCTGATGAATATGGTATTTCTAGTGGTGAAATTGAAGTTATAACAGCAACAGGTAGTGTCATACTCAATCAACCTTTTCAAGCAACAACAGTCGACGTATTTGAAAGTGCGCCAACCAAACCTGTTATTTTAGATCTTACTCTAGACTTAATTGATAACATGCTTATAGTTTCACCACCTGATGAGGTAGTAATAGAATCTGAAGATGTAATATTAAAATCTGATAGTATTTTAGATTTTAACGATTTAGATATTGATTATTTGGATGAGGATTTTTTAGATAATGAATCAGAACTAGAATTTACAGAGTTAGATATAAACTATCTAGATGTAAACTTTTTAGAAGATTTACTTGATGTTTTAGATGCGTTAGAAGTAGCAGAAGAGGAAGATCAATTATCACAAGATATTGGCTCTATTAGCATAACCGGAACTCAGTTCGGACAAGACCCGGATACTCAAATAATATCTTTTATAGATGGTGAAAAACTAACCCTTATTAGAAGTGTTAACAATACCGCTAGAGTTGATCTAGATACTAATGGTAGCTATACCGTTATTTTCATACAGGATGGTGTTTCCAAAACTATTAAAATAAACGGAGGTAGTAGTAGCGTTATTACTATTAGACAAAGCCAGTGAAACATAAATTATTTATATGCTTGTTTACTCTACTATCATTACCACTTATATTCCAAAGCAAACCTACAGAAATACTAAAGCTTAAATTTTTTGATGCTTTTGTGGCACAAAAAGAACCTTCTAACTTTTTTACTATATTAAATTTAGATGAGCGGTTTATAGCAGATGAGGGTGGCTGGCCGTTGCCAAGACAGAGGTTAGCCGAAATACATGTGGATATACTTAACGCTGGAGCTCTTGGTGTAGGTTGGGTAATATCATTTCCGCAACCTGATCGTATGGGTGGCGACGAAGTATTTGCAGAAGTTCTAAATTACGGTGGGTCTGTCCTAGCTATGTTTGAAAATCCAAATGGATCATATCCTAAAACCTCTGGTACAGTTTTACTGGGCCCAGATGTCGGTGGTATGATGAGTCAGGGAGTAGTGCAGAATATTGATGTACTTAAACTGTCTGCGGATCAAGGTATTGCTACTGCTCCCGTAGACGTCGATCAGTTAGTTCGCAGAATACCACTACTACTTAGAACTCCAGATGGCTTTGTATCTGCTTTCGGTACTGAAGTAATGAAAATGCTTGCTGGCAACAATACTTACATTATAAAAACTAATGATAATGGTATAGAAGAGATAACGGTACAAGGTTTAGCGCCAGTCAAAACAGATAGTCTAGGTCGTAAATGGATAAGCTGGGTTGATACACCAGAGACAACATTACAAGAACTAGATGTAGCTAATAAGTTTGTTTTTATTGGTGTAACAGCAAACGGTATCATGCCTCAAGTTGCAACTCCGGTTGGACTATTAGAACCACACAAGATCCAAGCGGCATTATCTGAGTCAATTTTAATACCTGACAGTCCATATATACCCGATTTTGCGTTTGCGTTAGAAATTTTAATTTTTGCAATTTTTGTCTCTCTGACGTGGCTCTCAATCAATTATCTTGGAGTGGTCAAGGGCATTAGTCTCGCTGGATTTTTACTGCTCACCAACGGCTTCTCAAGCGTTTTTTTTATTAAAAAGGGCATTTTAATAGATTTTAGCTGGACTTTTGTCTCGCAAGTACTCACAAGCGGAACAGCTTTTTATATTAACTACCGTAAACAATATAAATTACGGCAACAAATCAAAAAACAGTTTGAACATTATTTAGATCCAAGACAGGTTAAACGATTACAACAAAATCCCGAAGAATTAAAACTTGGCGGCCAGAAAAGATATTGCACTTTTCTATTTACTGATGTACGTGGTTTTACTGCTTTGTCTGAAAAATTAGAGCCAGAGGAGGTTACTCATATTATGAACAGAGCTTTAACAATACAATCAAATGCCGTTAAAAAATATGGTGGTATGGTAGATAAGTATATAGGTGACGCTATGATGGCTATATTTAATGCACCAATAGATTTGGAAAAACATGAAGATATGGCTATTAAAGCAGCATTACAAATTATCAAAGATATGCAAGAAGCTAATATAGGTGTAAATATTGGTATTGGTATAAATAGTGGAGAGGCTTGTATAGGTAATATGGGAAGTGATACAAGGTTTGATTATAGTGCTATTGGTGATGCTGTAAATACAGCAGCTAGACTTGAAAGTGCAACAAAAGATGTAGGAGTTGATTTAATAATAGGCCATAACACTAAAAAATATTGCAGTTTTGAGTTAGAATTACTTAAACCAATAAAAGTTAAAGGAAAAAAACATTCTTTAGCAATATATACTATTAGATAATATGGTTAACAAAAGACTAACAGTTCAAGACGTAGCTAAAGATTTAGCTGTATCAAAAAAAGAAAACGCAGAGCGTTGGAAAACTGCTTTCAACGAATTTGCAGATATTAAACAAGAGATAGCATCTATTAACACAACTATAAGAATGGCAACATTTGGTGTTTTTAGTTTTGTTGGTGCTTTAGCTATAGCAGTATTTACTACGGTGGTATTATGAAACGATTTCTTAAAAATATAGTTGGTGCTGTAGCACCTACACTCGGATCTGCTATGGGGGGACCTTTAGGCGGTATGGCTATGGGTAAAATAGCAGAAGTGCTGGGTGTATCTAATGATCAAAAATCAATCCAACAAGCTTTACAAAACGCTACCCCGGAGCAAATGCTAGAGCTAAAAAAAGCAGAACAAGAGTTTGAAGTGCAAATGAAAGAACTTGATGTAGATGTTTTTAAGCTTGAAACTCAAGACAAACAACATGCACGTAGCATGTTTAGTAAAGATTGGACTGCTAGAATTATTGGATTATTTACTATAGGTGGATTTTTAGGCTACATTTTTTTGGTTACGCTTCAGCCACCAGAACAAAATAGCGAGGCCCTTATAAATTTAGTTTTAGGTTACTTAGGAGGACTAGCAAGTGCTATTATTTCGTTCTATTTTGGAGCGTCTCACTCAGGTGACAAGGGAGAGTAACATGCAAATTTCAGAGGAAGGAAAATCACTTATTAAGAAGTTTGAAGGGTGTGAGCTAGAAGCTTACAAATGCGCCGCAGGAAAATGGACTATAGGTTTTGGTCGAATAAAAAATGTAAAAGAAGGAGATACTTGTACACAAGAACAAGCAGATAAATGGTTGGAGGAGGAGCTGCCTGTATATGGAGCATACGTTAGCGACGCAGTATTAGTGCCGCTAGAGCAAAATGAATTTGATGCTTTAGTGGCTTGGACATATAACTTAGGTCCATCAAATCTTAATAACTCAACTATGTTAAAAGTTCTTAATAACAATAAAAAAGATGAAGTACCGCATCAAATGCGTAAATGGAATAAAGCAAGAGTAAATGGAGAAAAAGTTGTACTACCAGGCCTAGAACGCAGAAGATTAGCAGAATCTTTACTGTTTGAAGGTAAAGAATGGCATGAGGTTTAGCATATGCCCTTGCAAAAAGCAGTTTTCAGACCAGGCATAAACAGAGAAGGTACCGCATACGATAACGAAGGCGGTTGGTTTGATTGTAATCTTGTAAGGTTTAGAAAGGGCAGGCCAGAAAAGTTTGGTGGTTGGGAAAAAGTTACAGATAATACATATTTAGGAACTGCTAGAGCTTTACACGCTTGGATTGCATTAGAAGGCACAAAGTATTTAGGAGTTGGCACACATCTAAAGTATTATGTGCAAGACGGTAGTGCATTTAATGATATTACCCCTATCAGATCAACCACAGCAGCAGGAGATGTAACATTTTCTGCTACTAATGGCAGTTCAGAAATAACTGTAGCCGATACAGCTCACGGGGCGGTAAAGAATGATTTTGTAACTTTTAGTGGAGCAGTTTCGCTTGGTGGTAATGTTACGGCTGCTGTTTTAAATCAAGAGTATCAAATAGATTCTATTGTAGATGCTAATAGTTATAAAATTACCGCAAAAGATAGCTCTGGTACAACAATCACAGCAAATGCATCTGATAGTGGAAATGGTGGATCTTCAGTTGTTGGCGCTTATCAAGTAAATGTGGGTCTAGATGTTTACGTTCCTGGTACTGGTTGGGGATTAAACGGTTGGGGTGAGGGTGCATTCGGGCAAGCAGCAGCTTTATCCAGTACAAACCAACTAAGGCTTTGGACGCATGATAATTTTGGCGAAGATTTAATAATTAATCAGCGTAATGACGCTATTTTTAGATGGTTAGAATCAGGCGGTACATCAACTAGAGCTGTAGAATTATCGCAAGTGTCAGGAGCTAATCTTGTGCCAACTAAAGCTCTACAAGTAATAACATCAGAGGTTGATAGACATTTAATAGTTTTAGGTGCAGATCCTATAAGTGGCACATCTAGAACAGGAACGATTGACCCTATGTTAATAGCGTTTAGTGACCAAGAAAACGCATTAGAGTTTGAGCCCAAATCAACTAATACAGCTGGTTCTCTAAGATTATCGTCTGGTTCTTCAATTATTGGTGCGGTAAAAGCTAGACAAGAAGTTTTAGTGTGGACTGATACCGCTATGTACAGTATGCAGTTTGTTGGTCCGCCTTTTACGTTTGCAGTTAATTTAATTAATGAAGGAACTGGATTAGTCGCACCAAAAGCAGCAGTTACTGCTCCTTCAGCAGTATTTTTTATGAGTTACAATAATTTTTACTTTTATAACGGCTCTGTAAATACATTACCCTGCTCAGTACATAATTATGTATTCAACGATATAAACTTAACACAATCATTTAAAATACATGCTTTTACTATAAAAGATAAAAATGAAGTCGGATGGTTTTATTGCTCCAAAAATAGTGAAACTATAGATAGGTATGTTATCTACAATTACTCTGAACAATTATGGTTTTATGGCCAACTCACTAGGACTGCTTGGTTAGATTCAGGTATTGAGAACTTTCCTAGAGCAGCTGCGAATAGTTATTTATATCAACAAGAATTAGGTTTTGATGATGATGGATCGCCCATGACTGGTGTATTTATAGAAAGTTCTGACTTTGATCTGGGTGAGGGTGATCAATTTGCTTTTGCACGCAGAATAATTCCTGATTTTAAATTTATTGAAAACGAAAATGACTGTTCAGTAAACGTTGTTGTAAAAACTAGGAATTTTCCTGGTGATACATTAGCAACAAATTCAACAAATGAAATTAAAAGCACAACACAACAATCTTTCATTAGAGCTAGAGCAAGACAAATGGCTCTACGTGTAGAATCAAATGATGACGCTACGGAAAATGGTAATTTAGGTGTTGGATGGCGTTTAGGCGCAACAAGAATAGACATAAAAGCAGACGGTAAAAGATGAGTAAACTGCTTCCAACGCAGTTACCGTTAGCACACTCAGAGGTAACACCAGAAGTTTTTAATCGTCTAATAAGATTGTTGGAAATAAATTTAGGTGCAGTAAACCTTGATAATACTCGTCAAGTAAGCGAAAATGAGTTAGAAACCTTAAATTTCAATCCAGGTAGTATAATCTGGAATACAACACTTGAGGTGTTGCAGGTCTATACCGGCTCAGAATGGGTAAATATAGGCGAACCTTTAGTCAACGAAGGACTAGAGGCAACAAGCGCACTAGGTAAAGTGACTGTTACGAATAACGGCTCTGTATCTATCAAACTTGCTAATTTTGGAAAATAAACATACTTTTTAAGTATTTACGCTAAAATAACAAATACTATGGAAGGAGATATGCAGGATAAATTAGCACAACCACAACTAGAGGATACACAAATAGTTCACGCCGCACCAGGCGAGATGGTAGTTCCACCAGTTATTAGCAATACTACACAACAGTTAATCAATAGAGATATGCAGGCTGTTGGTCTAAATCCACAAGAGTATGTCGTCGGTAACGGTCAGATTAATCAATTGACTGGATTACAACAATTTGGCTTTTTATCAAAAATATTTAAAAAAGTAAAAAATGTAGTAAAAAAAGTAGCCCCTGTAGCTGTTAGCTTTATACCGGGATTAGGTGCTGTTGCTAAAGGTGCTTTAACAGCAGTAGCAGGAAAGGCATCAGGTATGGATACTAAGGATGCGCTATTAGGTGGTTTAACAGCAGGCCTAGGCGCTAAGTTTGCAGGTTCTGGAGCTGGAGCAGCGTCAAAAGTTGCTGACAAAGGCATATTTGGAGGAACTCTTGGACCCAGAATAAGATCTGGTTTAGGAAATTTTTTCCAGCCGGGAGATCAAGCAACAGGAATTTTTGGAGGTAATATTGGCCCAGGAATAAGAAGAGGTATAGGTAATTTATTTAATCCTGGACAAATGACAGGCGAAGTAACAACGACTGTTGACGATTTTGGTGCGCCACAATATGAACTTAATGGCCGTATAGTTACAAGATCTGAGCTACAACAGATGGGATACTCATTTGATGAAAACAATAATCCTATCGCACCACAAAGAGAAGGTTTATTTGGTTTAGGAATAGGCCCAAAATTAAGAGATACATTTTTAGGAACAGGAGAACAAGGAGGATTATTAAGCGGCTTAGGACAAATAGGACAAGGGCAAGGTGGTATGCTTGGTGGTAACGCAGGATTAGCTGCACTAGCTGCACTTTACGGAGCAGCAGTTAAAAAACAAGCAGAAAAACGTGAAGGTGGCTTACGTGATATTAGAGCTTCAAGACGACCAGATCTAGCTGCTCAGCCCGTATTCCAAGGATTTGACTTAGGAGTAAGACCAGGAATGGCATACGGCGGTACAGCTATGGGTAGACCAGGATTTGCAAAAGGCGGACCACTTAACCCAGAGGCATTTGAATTAGATTACCGTCAAGTAGGTGGGCCAACAATAGGTATTGGTACAGGCACATCTGATGATATACCAGCTATGTTGAGTGATGGTGAG